CGCGAAGGCGCGCGCGCATCTGCCCGGTCGCGATGCCGAGTAAGGCGCCAACACCGTGCCGTCATCCGGGTTGCCGCGCACTCGTCGCATCGCCTGGCTACTGCGTCGATCACGCGCGTGATGACATCGGATGGCAGAGCGACAAGCGTCGCGGCACGCGTCACGAACGTGGCTATGGGAGTGCATGGACGAAGCTGCGCGCACTCATCCTCCGCCGTGACGGCGGTCTCTGCCAGCCCTGTTTGCGTACGCGTCGCGTGACGCGCGCGTCGCAGGTCGACCACATCAAACCGAAAGCCGAAGGCGGCACGGATGACGAGTCGAACCTGCAGTCCATCTGCGATGCGTGCCACAAGGCGAAGACGGCACGTGAAAGCGCTCGCGCACGAACGGGCGCATAGGGCTCTCAGCGCCTTTCCTGAAAGTTGCTTTGCGACCCAATGGTCGCGCCGGCAGCGGCCTGCACGTGCGCCGCAAGGCGCTCGGCGAGCCATCGTCAAACCGAAGCAGGGTCCTGCCGAAGCGAGCGCGCGGTGCATCCGGGGGTGGCCGAAAGTCTGGCGACTCTCCGGATGGGACCGCGTGTTTAGCCAAATTTTTCTGCGCGCAAGTTTCCGAGGGGGGGGTGTCCAGGCACCCCTTTAAAGATATGGGTCAACGTGGTCCGCAACCGGCGCCGGCGGCGCTCAAACTCATTCGCGGCAATCCCGGCAAGCGTCCGATCAACCTGTCGGACGGCGTCAATCCGGAGGTCGCGATTCCCGATGCGCCGCGCCATCTGAACAAGGAGGCGCGAAAGGAGTGGAAGCGCGTCTCCGCCGAGCTCGAGCAGCTCGGGCTGATCAGTCGCCTCGATCGAGCTGCGCTCGCGCTGTATTGCCAGGCGTGGGGCCGGCTGGTTGAGCTTGAGACGGCTTTCCAGAAGCGGCAAGAATTGTACGCATCGCAGGGCCGGACATTGTCCGATGCGTTCATCGACGTGGCGCCCTCTGGCTATCGCCAGCAGGCCGTCGAGGTGAGCCTGATCAATTCGCTGCAGGATCAGGTGCACAAGTTTCTGCAGAGCTTCGGCCTGTCGCCGTCGAGCCGCTCGCGCGTCACGCCGTCGACCAACCAGTTGGCGCTGCCGGGTCTGGAACCTGCCGCCGGCGGCTGGGGCCGTTTCGCCAAATGAGCGCGCACAGCGACGAACCCAACTACGTTGAGCTCGCGACCGGCTACATCGACGACGTGCTTTCCGGTCGGATTGTCGCTTGCAAGTGGGTGAGGCTGGCCTGCAAGCGGCAGCGTGACGATCTCGCTCGCGCCGAGGCGGCATCGCCCGATTTCCCGTATCGCTTCGACGTCGAGGCCGCGAGCCGGATCTGCGGCTTTGTCGAACTGTTGCCGCACATCAAGGGCAAATGGGCTCGCACGCGCCAGCGCATCGTTCTGGAGCCGTGGCAGATCTTCGTGCTGTCGACAGTCTTCGGCTGGCTGCATGTCGACACCGGCCTTCGCCGCTATCGCAGGGCATACGAAGAGGTCGCGCGCAAGAATGCGAAGTCGACCAAGAGCTGCGGTGTGGCGCTGTATCTGTTCGCCGCTGATGGCGAGCCGGGCGCGGAGGTCTATAGCGCGGCAACGACGCGCGATCAGGCGAAGATCGTTTTCGACGACGCGAAGGCAATGGCGCTGCGCGAGCCGGAAATGTGCCGCACGCTTGGCATCGAAGTGCTGCAGCACCAGATGCTCGTGCCGGATGACGCGAGCAAGTTCACGCCGTTGTCTGCTGAAGGCAGCACGCTTGACGGTCTGAACATTCACGGCGGCGTTATCGACGAGTTGCATGCGCACAAAACCCGCGCCGTGTTCGACGTGATCGACTCGGCCACCGGGGCGCGTGACCAGTCCCTGCTGTGGATGATCACGACCGCAGGCACTGACCGTACCGGGATCTGCTATGAGCAGCGCACGCACGTCACGAAGATTCTGGAGCGCATCGTCGTCGATGAGTCGTTCTTCGGCATCATTTTCACGATCGACGACAGCGACGACTGGGCAGACCCGGCGTGCTGGGCCAAGGCGAATCCGAACTACGGCGTGTCGGTGCTGGCCGACGACATGGAATCGGCGTGCCGCAAGGCGCTATCCATGCCGAGTGCGGTCGGCAACTTCCTGACGAAACGCCTGAACGTCTGGGTGAACGCCGACAGCGCGTGGATGGATATGCGGGCATGGGATGCCTGCGCGAACCGCGACCTGCGTGTCGAGGATCTGTACGGCGAACGCGGCTATGTGGCACTGGACCTCGCGAGCAAGGTCGACATCGCGGCGAAGATCCGTCTGTTCCCGCCTTCCGGCAAACGGGCGAAGTGGACAATTTTCGGCACCTACTACCTGCCGGAGCGAGCCGTAGAGAACGCGCATAACAGCCAGTACGACGGCTGGCGCCGCAGTGGATGGCTCACGGTGACCGAAGGAGAGGTGACCGACTTTGACCTGATCGAGGACGGCGTGCGCGAGGACTGCTCGCTGTTCGACGTTGTCGAGGTGCCGTTTGACCCGTTTCAGGCCACGCAACTGTCGAGCCACCTGTTGGCGGAGAACGTGCCGATGGTCGAGATGCGCGCAACGGTGCTGAATTTTAGCGAGCCGATGAAGCAGCTCAAGGCACTTGTGCTGAAGGGGGAGCTAGAGCATAACGGCGACCCGGTACTGGCGTGGATGGTCAGCAATGTCGTGTGTCATCGCGATCAGAAAGACAACATCTATCCGCGCAAAGAGCGGCCGGAAAACAAGATCGACGGTGTCGTCGCGGCCATCATGGCACTCGGTCGGGCGATTGTGCCGGGCGAAAGCGACGAACACTCCGAAGTATTCGTGGAGCTCTAATGTTCAAAATCTTTAGCCGACGTGAGCAGGGATCGCCGCCGGCACGGGCCGAGCCCGCGTTGCAGGCCGAGCAGGTGCCGGCGGTGCACAACCAGACCGGCGCGACCACGATCGTCAACTATGAGGAGCTCGGCGAGCTGCTCGGAGACGGAAGCGGCATCGCCGGCATGAGTGCCGAACAGGCAATGCGGACTTCGGCGGTATATGCCTGCGTGCGTTTGCTTGGTGGGGCGATCGCGTCGATGCGCATGGAGATCTACCGGCGCAACGGCACTGCCCGGTCACTCGCCGACGATCATCCGCTCTGGTGGAAATTCAACGAAGAGCCGTGCGCGATGATGACGGCACCCATGATGTGGGAGTACTTCGTTACTTCGCAATGTTTCTATGGTGACGCATTCGCGCTATTGCTTCGTGATCCGCGCAATCCGACGATCATCGACGATGTCATTCCGCTCGATCCGCGCTCAGTGTGGGTCTGGCTGAAAGGAGGCCGGTACTACTACGTGGTGTCCCTGCCGTCGACGTACGGCGAAGAAATGTTGCCGGTGGCCTTCGATCAGGATGACATCCTGCACTTCGCTGGCCCCGGCTTCAATCCGCGCACGGGCCGGTCCATGTCGGTGCTTAAGTACGCTGCGAGCCGGGCAGTGCCGATCGCGCAGCATGCCGAGGAGCTGGCGGACAAAGCCTTCACGAAGGGCAACATGTCCGATGTGGTCCTCAAGTTTCCAAAGCAACTTTCCAAGGAGCAGCGCGAGGACCTCCGTAACTACTGGGTGAGAAAGCACAGCGGCCTCGGCAATGTCGGAGCGCCCGCAATCCTCGGTGAGGGCGGTGACGTCGCCCAGCTCAAGATGACGGCCGTCGACGCGCAGCTTCTTGAATCGCGATCTTTTCAGGTGACCGACATCGCGCGTGCGTTCGGCGTTCCGCCCTGGATGATCGGCGAGACATCGAAGACGACAAGCTGGGGATCGGGTGTCTCGGAAATGGGGCGCGGTTTTGTGCTGTATTCGGTGCGCCCGTATCTGAACCGTTACGAGGCCGAGACCAATCGAAAGACGTTCCGGACGGCGCGGTTTTTTGCCGAGTTTGACGTAACGCGTCTCACGCGTGGCGATCCGGCTGCGGAGGCTGCGTATTACCGGCAGGCAATCGGGGGATCGCAGGGGCCGGGGTGGATGTCCATCGACGAAGTTCGCGCGCGGAACAATCTGCCGCCCCTGGGTGGGACCTGCGCGCAGGTGTATTTCCCGCAGGCGCCAGCGTCGGGCAACACGAACGCAAGCGATGGTGACCAAGGTCCAACAGGTGGCGATGGGCCGCCGAACCCGGCTACAACCGATCCAGAGGGGATTCCTGAATGAAACACAAAATCTTTTCCCTGTTTAACGCGAAAAAGCCTGAGTTTCGGGTGAATAACGCAGCGGCCGGCACCGACATCTACCTTTACGACACCATCGGAGGTTGGTACGGCATCGCCGTACAGGATGTCATCAAGGAGCTTAAGGACGCGAAGGGTGCGGTCAATTTGCGCATCAATTCGCCCGGCGGCGACGCGTTCGATGGTCGCGCGCTGGCGACCGCGATCCAGCAGCACGGCAATGTGACGGCGCACATCGACGGGCTCGCGGCCAGCGCGGCAACCTATGTGGCGCTGGCGGCCAGGATGGTCAACATCGCCGAAGGCGCTTTCATGATGGTGCACAACGCCTGGACGATCGCGGTCGGTAACGCGGCCGAGCTCACCGACACCATTGCGATGCTGCAGAAAATCGACGCGAGCATTGCCACCGACTATATGGCGAAGACCGGCAAAACGCTCGATGAGGT